CGGCCTTTAATGTTACAGCTTTTGTGCGTTTTTTCATCACGGAACCCCCTTTCTATTTTTAAATTGTTTTTCGCGTTATAAACAAGCAGCGCTTCCGGCGAAAGACGTCCGGCGGCGGCCAGGCGGTTAAGAGCACGGTGCACACAATTTGCCGGTTGCGGCGGTGTGCATCGCTCACCGATCCTTTTTAGCGGCGGATAGTATCCCAGTTCCGCTCTCATTGCTTCAATTGTTTTTTCTATAAAAGCGTCGAATACTAATACTTGACCTTTTCCCATTCTAAAACGCATGGCTGTTATCCTTTAATTGATATTCTTTTTCGCGTCGGCACTTTGCGGCAAGTGTTTTCATTTTTACATCCGTCACAAATATCCGCTTTCGCCTCGCTCTTTTTCACGGAATTAAAATTCTCCGTGTAATATAGTTGATACAACGCCAAATTCTCCCGCGTGTTGTTCAGCGGATCGCCGTCACGGTGCCGGACCCCTTTACAGTGGGGAATTTCACCCATTATGAACTCATGTAATTTTACCTGCTTTATCCGGTGCCCGAGTTTTGTCCCAAGCCGTGGACCGACATATACGTTTGTCGCTACCGCGACAATTTTATTCTCTTTCCATACTATATGCCACGCGCCCAAAGGTCGAGAATAATCTATTATACGTTTCGGATAACCGTCAGCGTCCCGCTCGTCTTTTGCGCTTCGGTAAGTCTTTTCATCGCCGAAACGGGCATAATTCGTGACGCGCTTCACGTCCCTGTCACTCACATATACGTGGTGTTCACCTTGCTTTGTCATTATTACAAAAACTGCCATAAATCAATCTCCCGCGTTTTGATTTTATCACTTTAATCCAACGGCCGAATTTGTCAAGCGATTTTAAGGAAAAAATAGAAATTAGTAAAAAAAATTAGCGCAATCGGGGTCTGCCGGGAGGCGTCCGGGCACTCAAAAAAGACGCCTTTTTTATGTCACAAAAAATTTTTAGCACGGTGTGTAAAAATCAAGTCGGAAAAATAACCGATTTTTCAGTTGTTTTAAAATAGCCCGGACGCCTGAGGTATTCGATACCCTTGTAGGTAAGTCCTGAATTTATCAGGGGTTACGGACTTGAAACTATACAAGTGTTCAGTATGTCCGTCCTCCCTCTTATTATAATTCAAACTATTTTAAAATAAAAAATAACAACACGCGCTGCATGTTGCAACATGTAAAAATATATATACTTTTTAGTTGTAGCAGGAGGACGTTTTGGGAGGACGCCTACAAACTGTATAAAAACATAAAAATGCGCAGCATGTATCAAGGCCCGAAAACGCACTGGAAAAACCCTTGACAAAATGACCGCATCATGCCAAAAATGCGGCATGGAACCCATAAAACTATCGATTTCTGTCATGGCGCACCCGTCCCGCGAGAAACATTTTGATTTTTTAGCGGAAAAGCTGCAAATCCCGGTAGAGGATTTTTGCATAGATCAACAAAACAACTTATTGGAAAATTCAAAACGCTCATGGCGGGCGCATGACCCGACGGCGGATTTTCACGTCGTTGTCCAGGACGACGCCGTACCGGTTGATAATTTCCGCGAGAGAGCGGCGGCGTTTATCACTGAGCAAGAGGCGCGGCGCATAAAAGAGGGGCGACCGCCCCAGGGGTATAATTTTTTCCTGAAACAAGACCAAAAACTCACCCCCCTTTGGCCAAAGGACGGGGCATATACGGATAATGTAACCAGGGCGAGTATAGCAATTTGTCTGCCAGTGGCGCATATAAAGCCTATGCTTGTTGAATTTGACCGGCAACGCTCCAGGCACGATGACGACCGTATTTCCGAATATTGCAAGCGCAGCGGGATAAAAATACTTTTCCCCGTTCCCTCCCTGGTAAATCACCGTATCGACCAGCCCAGCCTTGCCAATAACCCGATAGGGTTTGAAGCGTGGAAAATGGACGGGTGCGAGCCGGTGACGATACCGAAAAGCATTCATCAGTTATGGGTGGGGCCGCATCCCAGGCCGACAGTGTGGATGGATACCTGGACGGAAAAGCACCCGGATTGGGAGTATCGACTGTGGGATAATGACGCGGTATTCGGGCGGCAGTGGGTCAATCAGAAATGGGTTGATTATTTCCGTGCCCGGCAAATGTGGCCGGGTGTATCGGACGTTTGCACGTATGAAATATTATACGAGTACGGCGGATTCATGCCGGGGGCCGACGCGGTGTGCGTAAATGCAATTGATGAATTGTATTACAACGATTATGACGCGTACAGCGTGTGGGAAAATGAGAAAATCAGGCCGGGCCTTATATCGCCGTTACACGCGAGCGTGAAGGGCGGCGTGTTCGCTCGCGAACTTATTGACGGGCTGACGAACCGCACGCCGAATAACGTACCGTGGAAAACGGTTGGTAATGCGTACATGGGTGAAATGTTTAAAAAGACAAAAGCGAAAGTGAAAATATTTCCCTCGCACTATTTTATTCCCGAACATTTTTTAGGGGAAAAATACACGGGGCCGGACAAAATTTACGTGCGGCAGATGTGGGGGTCTACCACGCGCTGCTATATAGCCGGTATGGAAGGGCGGGAGCGGGAGGGCAAAACGATGATTGAGACGTTAAACGCGATTTTAGCCGGGGCGAAAGGGAAAAAATTTATCATGTTGGGCGACGGGCAGATCGATTATATTTTAAAAAATCTCGCCTCTGTGCTGGACCTGGACGGGGACGTGGTGGAGCTGGGCTGCAATGTCGGCGTAACGTCAAGTTACATTAAGTGCTTTCTTTCTGGAATAAAATCAGAAAAGGAATTACACGTTTATGATTCTTTCGAGGGCCTACCCCCGAAAACGGCGGAGGATGGCGCGACGCCGTGCGACGCGGGCGCGAGCGCGGTATCGATAGAGCAATTTAAAAAGACGTTTGCTGATGCCGGGGTAGAGCTGCCGGTTATCAATAAAGGATTTTTCGGCGATATTCCGGATGACAAATACCCGGAGAAAATCTGTTTTGCGTTTTTCGACGGGGATTTTTACGGGTCAATCATGGACAGCTTTAAAAAGGTTTACGACAAAATGGTTCCGGGCGGTATCATTTTAATCCACGACTACGAGTATGCGCCGTTTCCCGGCGTGAAAAAAGCGTGCGATGATTTTCTTTGCGGCAAACCGGAAGTGATTGTTAAAAACATTTTTGGCATAGGTAAGGTGGTGAAACAGTAACATGGCCGATCAAAAAGAAAAAACGTTGACGCCAAAAGAGCGGCTGTTCGTTCAATACTATCTTGTTGATTTTAATGCAACGCAGGCAGCCATTGCGGCAGAGTATAGCAAGAAGTCGGCGCGCCAACTTGCAACCAGGTTGTTGTCAAAAGTTCACATACAGGCCGCAATAAAAAAAGAGGTTGACGCTATTCTTCGCGACAATCGAACGCTTGCTCTTCGCGTGGTGCGCGAGTGTGAAAAGATTGCCTTTGGAAAAATTTCCGACGTGATGGAATTCGATGACGACGGCGTGACGTTGATGGACTCTAAAAAAATTGATACGTCAACGATTGAGTCCGTCGGATATGATGAAATGTTTACTAAAGGCGGGCACAGTCGGAAAAAGCGTGTGAAACTTTACAGCAAAGAAAAAGCTCTGGAAATTTTGGCAAAATATACCACGCTTTACACTGATGCACCGCAACTATCCTTAAATATAAACACTGATGATAAAAATGTAGCTGACGTATTGGCGCGACATGGCGTTATTAAAACAGAAAATTAACCACGTTGCCTTACTTGACGAATGGTTGACTGAACCACACAAGCTCGGTCATTTGCTCGGCTATGACAAACTTACGCCGCTGCATGGCGAATGGATAAAAATATTTTATCGTTACGCGAAATTTGACGTACTCCAGGCGCACCGGGGCAGTTATAAAACGACGTGCGGAATTGTTGCCATGATTTTAATTTTTTTGTGTAACCCGGCCATGCGACTACTTATTGTGCGAAAAACGAAAGAGCTTTCAAGCGACGTTCTGAAAACCATACAAAAGCATTTTGAAACAAACGACGTTTTGCGGCTCTACATGTTTTCCC